GCTGGGTAACCGCCCTGCACTGTAAGCATGACATTGTTTGCAGCAGGGCTAACCTGAATAGATGCATCCGGTGCCCAGTTTGTGTTAAGCCAGAATAGGAATTGTTTAGCTGAATATAGCCAATCACTAATCTGATTTGTATCGGCACTAACATCAGTAAATTCCCAACCCTGTGTTTCTAAATATGCACCCCAACCGATTAACAAATCAAATACAGCCTGTGCACTTGTTAAAATAGTGCCGTATGGTACTCTTACTGATGTTGTTTCGGAAATAGGTTTGTATGTAACAGACACACCACCAACAGTAGGTAATGCTCTAAGTTTTTGCCAGTTGTCTATGTTAAACTTACCAGCAACTATTGTACCTAAGCTTAGGTAATATACACCATTGTATCTTACGATATCGCCCAGGTAATATGTTTCACCCGAGGTGTAAGGTTTAAATTCTGCTGGAGTTCCACCGATGGTAATATCTATAAGTTGTGCATCAGACCTGTCTAAAACAATAAACTCTGAGTTCAATAAATCGTAGCCGTACACAACAAATGTTCCATCGGCAAGTGCTCTAATAACTACACCACTATACGCATATGTCTTTATTGGCTGGCCTTTGTGCAACAATACATCAAAGTTATTTGTTGGTACAAGTAAACTCGTTGTTGTTGCTGATGTCGATACTGATTCGATATATGTGGATGTTGTATCCTTATTTGTAAACCCGGCAAGTTTATTTGCAAGATTAACATCAAGTGTTCTTACTTTTTGTCCAAACACATCGCCTACATTCTTTCCTAAGAATAGTATGCGATCACTAATCCAACGCTGATATCCGTATCTAATTTGCACAATACTATCTACTGTTTCTGCATGCACTACTTGATCTTTATTTTTAGGACGCATCCATGCAAACATTGGGTCAGCACTTGTAAATGTGTCATTTTGTACATATTGCCAGTTTGCGTTAGACATAACTGGGCCAGCAATACCCGACACATTAATTTTACCAGGTGATAACTCTGTACCTAAAGTATCAAAGAATAACTCACCAAATGGGCCCGGTTTCATTAAGTATAAGAATTCCTGCACGCTAAATGCGTATGCAGAGGTAGACATCCATGCTTGTTCAACAGGTGCACCGTCGCCGTATGTCCATGCATTATCAAATCCGTCATATGGTGCATATAAGTTTGTAGTCATTGTTATATTAAACAATGTTGTCACCGGTATTATGTTTCCGCTTGCATCAACTGGGATGATTGCAGACAAACCAGGGCGTGCCCATTTAGGTTGTACCTGAGGCAATAGTGTGACTGGATCATATATTGCTGATGGACCCTGGCGGATAACACCGTCTTCCAAATCTGACCACATTGCAGCATATGCAGGTGTGTTCGGCCATGCTTGCTGCATGTTAGCATTGATTACACCTACACTATATTGCGATTCCCACCACGATGGCATTGACGTAAATCCTAACATCTCCCACGGACGTGTATCTGGATAGATTGTGTCAAAGTAGTACTGGAATATGCCTTTCCAGTTTCCTGGTAAGAAATAGGCTGGTTGTCCCACCGGCGGAGTAATACCTACAATAGCTGTGGTGTAGTTGTATAGCTTCCATAATTCTGGCGAATTTAGGGGTAAATCAGCACTTGCGTATGCCCAATCATTAACACGGTAGTTTGCTTTATTCTTAGCAGACCACTTGTTGATGTAGGACTCGGTTATGTCTAAATATTCTGCTCGTGAGTAACGTGTTTGTCTGAAGTACCCGGATTTAACATCCTCTATGCTTAACGGCAGGTAATATTCGTTGCGGAAACGATATTGCAATAAGTTATAGATACGCTTTTCAAGCTCGAGCAATAGGTCATCTCTATAATCGCCGTATGCAATTGTTTTAGCCCCATCGTGGCCAATAATGACATCTGTAGGAATAGCATACGAGTAGTCCATTTCTATGCGCGGCACGTATGTTCCGTATGCTCCGATTTTTGTTGGGGTTGACGGAATGTATGCCGGTAATGCATTTCTGTATAACGCAATATAAACTGTGTCACCTATAAGAGATGCGTTGAACTGCAATTCTATTACAAGATTTGTTGAGTTTATTTCGTAGTCAACCCCAATTAATAACAAGCGCTCATTGCCGGCAGTATCGTATACATAAAGTGCATTCTTTGGATCTGACAAATCTAAATAATTCGTCAGTGTAACTAACCCACTAAGCGGGATTGTTGCTGTCTCGCTTGCATATGGTGTACCGTTTGCAATCATGTAGGAATAAGCAAATGCGCTCGAAAACTCTTTAGACACATTTACAGTCTTAATAATAGCATCAACCCACGCACTAATAATCACGGTGTTATTGTGGTATTGCACTGGATTGAACTCTTGGTTAATAAGTTGCTGTGCTGTTCTCAAATACTTGTTCTTAAACTTTGTATATTCGTCTTGGCTAAATCTTACACCTGTTATAAAATCTAAATCATTTTCAGATGATACAAGCATGGATTTAAGTGCAGGTGCAACGTTTTGCAATATAAACGAGCCAACTGATCTATTCTTGCGAGTATCTCTGTAGTTGTTGTCACCGCCGAACGCTGATCCTGCAAATCCAATCTGGTTCCCTATAATAGATGAGAACTGCTGAATTAGATTGCTTGCACTTATTTCAGTGACTTCGAGTTGTGTTGGGTTAGCTTCGAGCTGCTGTGGTATCTGGAAATAGCCGTTTGCTGCTGGGTCTAACAGACCGTGGGTATATGTATCAACTTCGACTACGGGTGGTTGTGCCTGCGTAGTAGACATCAATGCTGTTAGGTAACCTTGTAGATCAACGTATATGTCGTTGTTTATGGTCTGGAAAGCATACCCGTTTACTTGCGATGCTGCATTTTTAACTTCGGTACCGTTTACACTCACAACTAAATCAGGCGATGCAGGGTAGCCGTACGGTGTAACACTTAGCTTAAACTGGTATTGTGTTCCATAACCGACTACAAACTTATCTATCACACGTTGCTTGCTCACTGATAAGCAGTTGCACGGAGGTGGTGGGACAATATTATCACAGTCGCACGGAGTATATAAGTTCCAGTTATTATACATAACAGGAGAATACGATGTTTTGTAATAGTAATATCCATCAACAGGTATCTTTGCTGCACCATATACATAACGGTCAACAATTAAGTTGTTCTGGAACATTATGTCAGACGACTGACCAAGTGATGTATACACAATAGGAAACTTTAGCACTGGGTCAACTGTAGCGCCAGGAGCAGTGTTTACCTTGTAGGAAAAAATCTTGCTACCAGCAAATGTGCTTAACGGATATGTTATGGCATCGTCGAGCGGGACACCGTTGTGGTCATATAGTTGAAATAGCGGAGGTTGGTTTGTTGCAACCTTATCGTTTGCTGCTTGTACCCATTGGTTTATATCGTAGTACCATGTTTGGCCGCGTTGCATGCCGTCGTACGGTGCATCAGCGGTTGCAAATAAAATGTCGCCATCGATAACAGTTGACACAGGGACAAATGTAACTATGTTGGTTAGCGTATCTATGCTAATGCTAAAAATGTATTGATTTACTTTATGTGTTATGGTAGCAACACTTGTATCTTGCAAAAATGCAACCAGTTGACCTTCTTGCAGTTCAATGTTTAACTGACTGTCTATGTATGATGTAGTAAGGCCGATGTTCCAGTCTGCGAGCAACAGTGGGTTACCTAATGCATCATCTCTGAATCCGTATGCAATATCTGCCTTAAACTGTGTTCCAGAATTATACAATAATAAATCCGCAGAGAACTGAATTATAGGGCGCAATGCGCGGCTGGCGTTAGATGGAAATGCAGTACCTGTTGCTGCAACAGTTGCATTTATAGCATCGATGTGGAACCACTTATTTGTTCTCGACCATGCATTCTCGTCTACTGCACCGCGTTCTATTGTGATATAGTCGCCGTTGCCAGGCTGTGGCTGAACATCCCATGTCATAATATCCCAGTTGGTGTTCTGAATTACTCTGCCGTTTGTGAGCTGAATTGTTCCGTCCCATGGGAGGAATTCTAAAATTGTCCCGGAGATATAATCTGGGAATTGTTGTACTAATTTGATGCCGACACAGCCGCCCATGTTTTCGACTGTTAGTGGGCCTGTGTATGCTGGGTCATCTAACAGAACAATTTCCATGCCGGTTGTTAATGTTAGGTTAGCAGGTGTTGCTGTGACAGGAGTAGTGTATGAAGCTTTTCCGATAATATCAGCAGCCGCAACACCCGATATTTGTATAGATACCAAGCCCTGATCAACCCAGTAATAGTTTTGATAGTTAATAAACATATCAAAGTCAATAGGTGGAGCCCAGCTATAGAATTCTGATTCAAATAGTCTATCTTGATTTAATGTGTTACCACCGTAGTAGTTTATGCGATTTAATAAATCGTCGTAGAAAAATACATTTGATTTTGTGCCATCTGCATTTTTAGAAAATGCAGTAGCCTCGAGCTGCCACCATGTTCTGTCTTTGGATGGCTCTGGTAAATAGAAATCACTAACAGGGTCGTAAAAGCCCGGGATGCGCTGACCAATATATCCGTATAAAAGATCGCTGTCTTTCTTAGAGAAAACTTGGTCGAATGTTGCGTCAAAGAATTTCTTCTCTGTGACTGTCTGGAATACAGCCGGGAGTTTCTTGATATACTGTGTCATTTATATTTCCGCAATAAGAATAGGATATTACCTACTCTCGTATTTATCACGGAAATTAAATGCTGCTTAAACTCTCATGTTCTGTTCTGTCAAGTTCGATACAATAGAAACATTATTCACAGTTGCAGTTGACATAAACAACTGATTAGGGCCTGCAACAATCTCAAATAAGTTACCAAACTGTGATGATGCATTGGTTGGTACAATAACAACAGAGCTTATCATGTTAGATAATTGCTGGTGGACAAATGCTGCTAATTCTGTGTAGAAGAATTTCTCACCAAAATCCCAGTTTCTGATATCGAAATATACATCAATGGCTTGTATTACTCGTGTCTTAATTTCGTTGTCACTAATGCTGGTAGATGGTGCTTTAACAACCTTAAATGTTGCCTGCAATTCGTCAGCAGCTTGTGAACCGAATAAAATCTTAAACTCACCCGAATTCCAGATCATCGAATCACTAACCATTTTATACTGGTTTAGGTTATCAAACTGTATTCTGAGTTCTTCTGTAGTAGGTGCTGCTGGCAATGTAGATTTTGTGCCGTTGTTATTCTTCCAGTTAGTCACATCAGTGTAATACCCGTTGGTAATAACAATCATATCAATAATATTTGTAGGAGCTGGGTCAACGCGCTGATCAATTGGAGAGTAATGGCTCCACTTAAAATATAACGGCAACTTTTCTAATTCAGAAATAGCAGAGTTTTGCGTAAATATTTTGCCATTCTTATCAAAGTGATATTTGTCTAACAATAGTGTAATTGTTTTACCGGTTGGATAATTTAACAAATCTGCTGTAGCTGTGTATTCGTATGTGTAATACACGCCAAAGCCCGGTGCTGTATTAGACAATAAGAATGATTTACTAAAGAAGTAATTTTGCACAATATCGGCTTTGTTTACAATAGCATTATTACTGTTAAAGAATGTAGTAACCTGATCAGCAATAGATGATAATTGTGCAACGTTATTAATGAATATTAAATCATACTCGCTCAAATATACTATTATTGCACCAGGTGTATTTGCTGGATTAAGTGGGTCAGCAACAGGTATATTAGAAAGGAACGGTGCACTATATAGTGTTGTTATATCTGATGGATCCACAGGGAAATATACATAGATGTTACCAGTGTAGCCTTCGAGTGCTGTGCCCCAGCTTGCAACCCACGGGCGAGTGCTCTGGTAACCAGATACTTCGTTTGTATAGTATTCAAACACAACTCTGTCAGATAATGTTACAATCTTATCAAACCCGGTCGGGTCATCAGGAATGCCGTCGTTGTTTGCATCTACTAACGATACCTTAACTTTAGATTCGTCTTGATAACCATCGTCTTGAATAAACACACCGGACACATTAAACTCAACCGGTACCTTCAGGAATGCAGTTGTAGGATCTACAATAACCGGTTCATTATTATCTACTGATGCATTTGTGTTCACAAACGGCATAATTTCGATTGTGTCTTGTAATGCTTGGCCAGACGCATTGTCGATAATGATTTGTCCCGGTTCCCAATAAAATCTAACATCACGGTATGACTCAAACACATATACGCGGCCACGAGCCGTAAGGTCGTAAGTAGTTGTTGCAAGCTGATTGTTACTTGCAATGTTTACATATAGTAAGCCACTGTTAGAATATGGTGCCCAATCGGAATAGATTGTATTACCGATAGGTGGCGCATACATAAACGCTTGTTGTGATTGATCTGCTACACCAGGAGTTGTTGATGTGGATGTATGCCACTCGTTTTGCAATAAGTCGTAATATAGCCAGAATGATATGCCATCTGCAATTCTACCAACTATCTCGGAGATTTCGGTAGATGTTAGTACATTTCTAAATGCCGGATATACTTTAACTGCTGGTGAGCTATTTTGTATTTCTACCCCTACCTCAACTGGTCCCACATTAGCGTATGGATTAAGTGGATTAATAATCAACGGTAAGCCATTTTGTATAACGGTGTTTACTGCTGCAGATTGTAATACAGACGGTGTCTGGAATTCTAATACAGACCCGGCTGTAATAAATCCCCACGGCTGGTATGTTCCGGTTGCACTGTTAATCGTATCAAATGTGTTTACTAACATTTCTGCTGTAGAACTATTACCTGTTGTTGTGTTAGAAAAATACCCAGTATCGTTCTTAAACTTTGCAGGTGCTGTTCTCCAGTATAATGGTGTCTGGTATGGATTACCTAAATCTAATATAGAATAACCAGCATCGCCGGGTAGCTGCTTATTAACGCGAATAGTTGATTCAAACTGCGTAATATACTCGTCATAGAAGAATGCCGATACTTTAGGATCACGCAGCATTTCTTGTATAGAGTTTATTAATATAGTTTCTATGTTACCGGAGTTAGACGAGTCCTTAGTGACTTGCTCTAACACATTCTGATTATCTCTGTATAGTGCACCGTCTTGGCCAAATATAATTAAATCTCTGTGGAAACCTGTAGGGTCATTTAAATCAATATAGCGGCTCTGACCACTGTATGTTCTATCAATTGCTTGTATTTTAGCAATCTGATTACCGTAGATTAGTGGTAATACATTGTAATCGCTACCATTAACCATGCGAGACTGAGTTGAAAATACCTCTGGCGCACGCAACTTAATCTGTTCATTAGTTTCGGATGCCGCAGCATTACCGATAGTTTGCTCAAGATTGAATACAATCTTAAGAGTGTACTGTTGCTGGTCTGACCCAATGTACGGGATGGCTATTTGTAATCCTTGTGCGCTATCTGGGCGGATTACTAAGTCTTGATTTGCACTTACGCGAACCCATGTTCTAAATAAGCCAGTCGGCACATTACCAAAGTTACCATCGGCAAACCTAATAGATATAGTATCATTTGCACCTGATATAACATCAAATATATTTCGTTGAGCATACTGAATGCTGTTGTAGATGATGTTTTCGCCTGCTAGTGCTGGTACTTTTAGCCACTTTGAAATAACATTTCCAGATTGGTCTGTTTCCTGCACATACACATCGTCTTGATTGATATTTTGTATTTCAACTGGGAATAATCTGTTAGGCACAGGAAATTCAAAGTTAGTATCTATGTTTATTAAGTTACCTTGCTTAAAGTATAGAAAGAATCCTGTGTTAGCAGATGCCACACCCAAACTATCGTTTCTATAGATAAAGTTAAATGCATTTGCTGGATCAGGGTCACGTTCAAATATTGTTTGGTTTGTAATAAAATCTGGATTACAAACATCAATTGGGAATTGTTGCCCATTAACATTAATGGTTGTTGCATATGTAACGTTTTGCATTAACACACTGTTAAGCTGGTACAAGTCGGTTGGAATACTACCTATATTGCCGCTCTTTGTAGGGCGCCCAAACGGGTTAATTGTGCTGAATGCTGCATTACATATTTCAACAAACTGATCAAACCAATCTGGGTTGTTAGGATCATTCCAAAATATAGATAAGTCGTTTATATTAACGCCATTTGCATCAGTGAGCGGCTGGTTTGTCTGCACCGCTGCAATCTTGAATAGCCCGCTTGCTGGAATATTTCTGCGAGGCACATAGTTAACCATTTGCGCAAGGCGGATAATACTTTCTCTACGCTCAGCTGTATCAATGAAGTTTTCTCGGCTGTTTAGGTCTGTTCTAAATGCAAGGCTTGTACCAAAATATGCAAGCAATTCAATAATTGCTATAAACTCAGAACTTTCAATATAATCGTTAAAGTCTTCCGGATAATATGTCTGGATATAGTTTATCATTGCCTGCTTTAGCGTGTCAAAGTCGTAGGCAGTATAATCAATAAACTGATATGCTTTAAATACCTTTTTGTAGTCTTCCCCAGAAAACAGATTAGATTGGCGAATTGATTCTGACATTAAAAGGTTTCCTTATCTTTCAAACTAAAAGTGACAAACATGTTATCAGTAATAGATTCCGGTTTAAATAATAGTGTCATTACAATATTTAATGCCTGATCTTCCTGAAATACATCTATGTTTACTAAAGATACACGCGGGTCTGATTGTATTACCCTTACGGCATCTTCTATTATTGTATTCTTTGTATATTCGTCAAACGGATCAAACAAGTATTCATAAATGCGAGTACCAAAGTTAGGTAACATGACCCTGGAACCCATTGGTGTAGCAAATTGATTATTAATATCTCGTTTAACCAAATCAACATTTGTTAGAGAATACGGCGGATTAGGCTGACCTACTGTGTTGAAACCAACGAAGTAGGGCTTCCTTGTAATTCTATTTTGCTGAACTAAACCTGATTGATTTGATGCCATATAATTCTCTTTTTTGTTATTTATCAAGAAAATTATATGGTGCTTTTATTACGGCGGGAATTTTTTATCGCAGCCATTTGGGTCTATATTCTGTACTACCATTGTTATAATGTTTGGGCCTCGTCTGCCTACTTGCGTAAACCACTTAGAATCCCTTAGAGACTGCCCTGCTAATTCCCAGTTGCCTGATTTCATCCCTGCAAGAAATCTTACAAACTTTGATAATCGCCCCTTGCCCATATTATAACACAAGTCAGCACATGCACGTTTTCTAACATCCGACAAATCGCCCCATACGTCTATACCTAATAACTCTTGTGCACCTTTGATTGATGTTGGTGCATCTTGGTTGAACCAGGTTGTAACTTGTTCTTTAGTCACCGGGGTAGGCACCGGATATAAAGATATTTCGTTTGTGCGCAGTAGGTGGCCTATGCCAGCAGTGGGTAACGCAAGAGAATCCAGATACGATACGTATTTAACACCTTCGTGTATTTTTAGTTGGCACTCGTATGCAGCCATATTGAAGTCTTTTGTAACTACACTATCAACGGGGCTTTCAGCTGGAATTTCTTTATTATTAGCACCCGGTGTTGTATTTGTCACAGGTGGTGTTGTTGCTTCGTTTCCAGCACCACCCGAACCCTCGTATGTTTTATCGCCTTCGTTAGGTTTAGGGGTGTAGCCGCTAACACTTTTGAATGTAAATGCATCGTGTTCTGGGCACGATTCGTATGTTGGAAATCGGGTAACGGTTGTTTGTATT